TAATGAAAAATCGTATGATGAATTTAAAGATTCATTTAAAATAAATGTGGAAGAAAACATATCCACAGAAAAAAAGGAGACACATATCGTGCCTATAGAAGATAAAAACAAGGGAACTACCCTTACAACAGAGCAAATTAAAGCTCTACAAGACGAAGCAGTTGCAAAAGCATTCACTGACGCGGCAGCAAAAGCTAAAGCTACAGAAGAAGCTGAAGCAAAAGCTAAGGCTGTAGCAATTGAAGCCGGAACTTCCGGTGCTGAGCGTTTAATGGCTGAATTTGAAAAGCGCATGGAAGAAAAAGATGCTACTATGTCAGAAGCACTTGATGGTCTTCGTACTGAACTTAAAGAAAAGTCAGCTGAAATTGAAGCTATGACTAATTCTAAGATGCAATTTTCTGATGATCGTGATGTACATAAAGCTACAGATCTTGAAATTGATACAGCTATGATTCTAGCTACTGTTCTTAACAAGAAGCTTGATGAAACAGATTACTATAAAGCTAACCTAGAAAAAGCGTCCGAAGGAGCTCACTTACAAGGTATGCCAGCAAAAGTAGCATATGAAATGATTTATTCTACTAATATGTATGATGCAATTCAAGACAAGTTAGTAGTAGAACCTCTATTTACTAGCAAGATTCAAATGACATCACGTGCTATGACATTCCCATTCAACCCAGAAGCAGGTTATGCATCATGGGTAGATGAAGATAACTATGAAAGCATGAAAGATCCTTCAGATCATACAGTAGTAGCAAATGGTGATGCACCAACAGATGCGTCATCTTCTGGTCAAGCTAGACGTCACTTAATTTCAAATATTGATTTACGTGCAGAAAAGCTAGCTTCTAAAGAGCCACTTGGTTATGAAGAAGAAGAAGATGCAATCATCCCAATCGTGCCTATTATTACTGCAGCTATTGCTCGTCGTATGGCTCGTACAACTGATACAGAACTACTACGTGGTAACATTGGCGCAGCTTCTGAAACAGAAATTGGTAATGCTTATATCAACGGTGTAGCTACACTAGCTGATGATGCAAGTACAGAATATGTACAGTCAGGTACATTTAATATATCAACTAACCCAATGACAGTTGCTGATTTACAAGCTACACGTCGTAAGATGGGTTCTTGGGGACTTAACCCTAAAGACGTAATTTATGTAGTAAATGAAACTACATATTGGGATTTACTTGAAGACCCTGATTTCCGCACAATGGATTTAGTTGGTGCTCAAGCTACTATTCTTACAGGTCAAGTTGGTGCAGTAAATGGATCACCAGTTATAGTTTCTGATTCATTTAAGACTCCAGCAACTAGTATGTATGCAGCTATTGCCCTTAATGTTAATAACTACCTATTTGGTGAGTTACGTGGCATTAATACAGAGCATTCAAAAGATGTACTTAACCAAAAGAATTGGATTGTAACTACTCGTAGATTTGCATTCAAAAACATTGATCCTAATGGTTCAGCTACTCTTAACTCTTGTGCAGTACTTAAGTACCCAGCAAGCTAAGAAAAACGTAAGTTCCTTTCCTCAGGGGAACTATTTAGCTACTTAACTTTGGCTAAGGTTGGTGGGGCAGTGTTGCCCCGCCACCATTTTTAATAGGAAAAAACAAACATGGCAATTATATAAGAACATAAATAGTGTAGCAAATGATGATAGGCATACTTTAATCATAGATGCCGTAAATACTTTTATAGAAAACTATTGTGGAAGAGTATTTACAGCAGTTATTGATGAAGTAGAGTATTTTAATTCTGACGAAACTGAGATATACCCAAAGGTATATCCATTAACTTCCGTTAGTTCTCTAGAATATTCTACTGATGCAGGGGAAACTTATGCTACAGAGTTAGTAGAATACACTGACTATGTAGTAGATTTACAACAAGATAGACTTATAGCATTAAATAAGTACTTTAAAGATCAATTAGTAAATATTAATGCACTAAAATTAACATACGCTGGGGGTTACGATAGTATACCAACAGACTTAGAGCAAGCAGCAGTACATTTAGTTGATCATTATTTTGATGAAGATTACATACCTAGAAAGTTTCTAGCTGGTGCATCTAAAGACGTAGTGGTACAAGCTGATTTGACTCAGAGACTACCACCACATATACGTAGAGTATTCGAGAGCTATAGAAATATAGTAATGTAACATGGCTAGAAAAGGAAAAGCGAAAGCAGATAGCTATCAAAGTATATTAAGTGATATACAAGACGGCGTAGTACCTACAGCCAAGAGGCTTAGAGACATACTAAACGCCTTAGAAATAAATGTACTAGAACTGGAATTAGATCAGTATGATTATATTACGGATGCAATTTCGGATGAGCCAGCAGCAACGGATGATGCTATTGGTGGAGCCTCGTTAGATACACTACGAACTAAAACTGAAGATGAACCGCATGGGCAGGATACATTTACTTCTTCCCCAGATAAGTTTCATAACCTGAAACCTTATGCTGACATATTAAACGCAGAAAAGTTTCCTACGGGGGATTATAATGTTGGGCAAAAATATGAAAGAGGTCATAAAGACGCTTCAGTCGCTACCTTATTATTAGTATTATTAAGAAAGCACTATAAGGTTAAAAATGCTACATCAAGACCAGAACTAGCAGCTAGAAAAATGAAACTAATAGATGATGCATTAAAAATTAGTTCTCACATTGATAAAATATCACAGAAAGAATTAAAGAGATTACGATCTTATGGCAAAGCAGGAGATCAATTAGAGCAAGTAATTAAAGCTGCCGGTACTAAGATAGACTTTAATGTAACCATGCAAGCAGCAGTAGTCGATAATCTACAAAATGGGATAAAGACTACTCTAACTATTGAGATGGAATTGAAAGAGTATAATGGCCAAAAGGGTGCATTAACTCAAGCATTATTACTAGATTTAAGAAGCGTTTTAGGCGACTCTAAGGTACCAGATGCAATGGAAGCAAGAGTTGCAAAAGTAAGACCAAAAAAGCTACATGCCTCACCATCTATTGAAGAAAGATTAGATGCATGGGCAACGGCTGTTCTTAGTGGAAAGAAGTTTAAATCTAGAAATTCAAAGAAAAGATATACGAATAAAGCAAAACTAGCAAATACTGCAGTAGCAGCTCGTACTCTGAAGAATAAACTTAGAAAAAGAGTAAAAAACCTACAAGCTAAACTTAGAGCTAGTAAGACAAAGAAAGCATTTATTATACCTACAGTATCACTGAAAGCTATTATAAATGAGTCTCTTGATGACTATATTCAATTGAAAATGAGAGACTCTTCAGCACCTGCTTCAAAAAGCTATCTAAGATACCAGACAGGAAGATTTGCAGAATCTGCAAAACTATTAATTCTTAATAGACAAGATTCTGGTATATACTTTGGTGTATATACTTATCAAAAAGATCCATATGCAGTATTCGAACCAGGAAGAAGCAAAGGAACAGTAGGTAGAGATCCTAGACTATACATAGAAGGCGCGGCTAGAGAAATAGCAATGCGAGTACTAAAAAAACAATTTGTAGGATTATATTTGGAGGATAGATAATGAGTGCACGGAGCGATATAGTAAATGCATTAGTAGCTGAAATTAAACTAATTGACGGCACTGGAAATTATGTTTCCAATGTTTATACTAATGTATATAATAAATTAAAGTTTTGGGATGAGGTTAATGATTACCCGTCTTTATACTTAAATGCAGGCCCAGAGACTAGGGAGTATTTACCTGCTGGTTTCAAATGGGCGTACTTAACTGTAATGGTTAGAATATACGTAAATGCAGAAGAGCCAGAAGAAGAATTAGAAAGAATATTTACAGATATAGAAACAGTTATAGATGCAAATGGTGAACTAGACTACAATTCTGGAAGGAAAACAGAAGACATAAACATAATGTCAATTCATACCGATGAAGGCCTCCTAGCCCCAATTGGTGTAGGTGAAATAACCCTACAGATAATGTATGCGGTATAATCCAATTAGATAAATATCTAAAATGATTATTCAAATACATATTTAGGAGAAATAAAAAATGGCTAGAAATTTATCTAGAAGTACGGAATTATATATATCTACTGAAAGTGGTGGTATTGATTCTAATGACACAACTAATCTTTTTGAAATAAAAGTATTAGATGGTTATTCTTTCTCACAAGACACAACTAATGTAGAGATTGGTATCAACGAAGCCGGGTCTTCACCTGTTCGTGGTACTCAAGCATTCAATACAGCACTTAACCCAGCTGATGTTTCATTCAGTACATATGTACGTGTATATGAAAATGCACTTGATAATCAAGGAGCTTCTAATGATTCATCAGATTGTACAGAACGTGTATTATGGGGCTCAGCTATGGGCACTCTTACAGGTTTTGAAGCAGCAGCAGGTGCGGCAGATGCAACACTAACAGTACAAGATGACTTAGTAATGACAATGGGATTAGACTCCTCAAATAATAACGAATTAATGCCTTTAACTTTATACTTTGTATTAGAAGGTATTACATATCGTATAGATAACTTCACTGTAGCTACTGCCGAAGTAGATTTCAGTATTGATGGCATCGCTGCTATTAACTGGAGTGGACAAGGATCTTTAGTTTCTGAAGATACTGACAAAACTAAATTATATTTTGATACCTTAGATGCTAATGTTAATTATACTGCGGTACCTACTACAGATGCTAATTCATTCTTACGTAATAAACTAAGTGTTTTAACACTTAAACAAAACGTTACTGATTCAAGTCCAGAATATGCTAATGGTACAGCAGAATCAGCAGGAGCGGCAGATAACTTAATTAGCTTTATAGATACTATGACTTTCTTAGTAAATGAAGCTGCTCTAGTACTAGCGGGTGATACGCTATTTGGTGGTAGAATATATAATGTTGATCGAGACGAATATAGAACTATTATAGATCTAACGTCTACGGAGACATTAACAGTAGACAATGCCCCAGATGGAAGTACTGCTCAAACTAATGGTTGGGTTAGCGGAGATGAGTGTATAATTTATTCTAAGCTACAAGATGCACCAATAGTGTATGACATACCAATTACTGGTGCAACTGTAACATTAGAGAATAATGTTACATACTTAACACCAGAAGAATTAGCTATTGTAAACAAACCTTTAGCAGGATTCGCCGGTAACCGAGTAGTATCTGGAAGCTTAACTGCTTATCTAAATACTGGAGCGGAAGGTTCAGGTGGTCTATTAGCGGATATGTTAGGAAAAATTGAGCAATCAGTTAGTAATAACTATCAACTAATATTCAAGATGGGTGGAGACACAACACGAAGAGTTGAGTTCTTTTTACCTGTATGTCAATTATCTGTACCAACAATTGGTGTAGAAGATGTTATAACAACAGAGATTAGTTTTATCTCTAAACCTCATACAGGTGCTACAGGTGAGGAAGAAGGAAGCTTCGAAGCAACTAATGAATTAACAATTAGTCACTACGACGTATCATAAAGCACAGCGGAGCCCTAATTATGGGGCTCCGCAATTTTTAAATAACCAAAGTTAAAAGGAGAACAACACAATGGATTTAGCCAAATTATTAGTACCAAGCATGACAATAGACGCAGAATATGCGAGATTCGATGGATTCGAAGTAACTGTAGCATACCAAACACGAGAAGAACTTACTAAGTTACGTGAAAAAGCTACAACACAAAAATACAACAAAAAATCACATGTACCAGAAGAGGATGTAGATAGTGATTTATTCCAAGACCTTTATATAAAGGCAGTAGTAAAAGGATGGAAAGGACTTAAATATAGATATCTATTAAAAATGATACCTATGAATGAAAGTGACGTTCCAGAAATTCCAACGGAAGAAGGAAAGGAGCCTGTAGATAAACTAGATGGAGAATTAGACTTCTCTATACAGAACGCGGGTGTATTAATGAAGAACTGCTCAGAATTTGACAGTTTCATTAGTAACCTACTAGATGATGTAGAAAATTTTACGAAGAGCAGTTAAGCCTGCTAGAAGCGAAACTTGAAGATTTTTATGCACATAGTGATATAAAAATGGATAAGAAAAAGTATTTAATGATGTGCGAGCAACTCAATAAGACGCCAGTACCTTCAGAAATACCAGCAAGTTTTGAAGATTTTCCAAAACCGGTAAGGGATGCTATACTTATTTATAGTATCCTTCCGGATGTCTGGGAAGGGTTCGGAGGAACATTCTTAGGTAAGGATTATTCAATCCTCCCCTACCTAGCACATGAAGTTTATGGTATAGAAAACCACTCACAACTAATGCAATTCCTTATTATAATAAACAACATAGTTTCAAAAAATAGAGCAGAAAAACAACGTCAAGAAAAGGCGAAGTCTAAGCGCAAATCAGGAAAGTAAATGGCAGCTGATAAAGTATATACAATTGTAATTAACGCTAAAGGAGAACCAGCCCTTAAATTAATGAAAGACATTAATAAAGAGGGTGAAAAGTTCGTTGAAGGTCAAACAAAAGTACATAAAGCACAAAAGAAAACCAATAAAGGTGCTAATGATTATGTTAAGAAAAATAAAGGTGTAGGTGACTTAACTAATAATGCTACACATGCATTTTCTAAAATGGCGCAACAAATGACAGGTATCGTACCTGTTTATGCTACAGTTGCTGCTAATGTATTTGCTATCACAGCTGCTTTCGGCGCGCTTGAACGCGCTGCGGATTTTCAAATATTAATTGATTCTGCAGATTCTCTTGCTGTACAAACGGGTCGTTCATTAACTAGCCTTGCTGAAAATATGAAAGAAATTACTGGTTCTGCCATTTCCATGAAGGAAGCTTTGGTACAGGCCAGTATTGCTGCGTCTGCAGGATTTGATAATTCTACAATTGAACAGCTAGCTCAGGTTGCAAGAAATGCTTCAGTAGCTTTAGGTCGGGAAATGACAGATTCCTTAAATCGTGTGTTCAAGGGTGCAATTAAAGCAGAACCAGAACTATTAGATGAATTAGGTATTATACTTAGGTTAGAAACAGCAGCTAATAAGTACGCCACAGCTCTTGGTAAAACAGCAAAAGAACTAACAACATTCGAAAAGCAACAAGCAGTAGTTAATGAAGTCTTAGAACAAGGGGAGAAGAAGTTCGGTCGTCTATCAAATGTAGACCCTAATCCATTTACACAACTAGCTGCCGCCTTTTCAGACATTACAACTCAGTTAGTGAATTTAGTTAATATACCATTAAGCGGATTTATAGGTTTCTTTACAGAAAATATTGCATCTCTTACAGCTGCAATATTATTATTAGCGACTTCAGTTGCTAAGCAAGCATTGCCTGCATTAGCAGGAATGGCTGTTACTGGTATTAACGCAGCTACTAAAATGGGTAACGCATTTAAAGTTTTAAGTGATAAAACTAAAGCTTGGTCTGATAATATACAGAAAGCAAAAGCCTCTGCAGAATCTTTATCTAAGTCTGCTATATCAGAAGCAAATATAACAGAAGGTAGTAAGCCTTTTGATATAATTATGAACAAAAATGCAGCAGCTGTAGATAAAGTAGATGCTGCACTAAGAAGTGTGCGTGGTCAACTAGGAGCAGTTACTCGTGCGGCAGGCAAAGCGGGTGTAATTTCACCAAATATGCTAGCGCAAAGAGAAGCACTGGAAGCTACTAGAGATGGCTTAATATCTGTAAAAAATGAACTGAAAAACACTACAAAAGCTACTAAAGTAGCCAATGTTGCTATGCGCGGGCTAGCTGGAGGGATGACACTAGTTGCTAGTACAGCTTCTATAGCAACTTTAGGGGTTGCAGGATTTGCTACGTCAATGGGAGTTGCAGCAGCAGCAGTAGCTTCTACAAGTGGTCTTATTTCTAAAGCTGAAACTGCATTATTGCACTTTTGGGAAGCTGGAGAAGGACAAAACAAATTTGTAAAGGTGTTCAGTAAAATAGGTTCTGTAGTTGGTAGCTTTGGAGCTGGTCTATTTAGCTTAGTTCCAGTTATTGCTGGTGTAACTATTGCATGGCAAATACTATCTTCAACATATGTAAAGCTTAAAAAAATATTTGGGTTTGAAGATATAGCTAAGTTATCAGAAAAATTAGAAGAACAAACTGTAGCTGTTAATAAATCTGCGGCAGCAGCTGAAAATTATGCAAAAAACTTAGAAAGACTCCCAAGAACATTAGAAAATATTAATGATCAACTTACATTACAAAGTAATGTATTAGGCGGGCTACACGAACAATTAAAGAAAGTTAATTCTGCTATAGATATAGATGGTGGATTTGGTTGGTGGGACGGATTTTTAGACATATTCAATGCTGGACAACTAGATTCATACAGAGAAAATATAGATAAGATAGTTAAGCAAATAGAAAGACTTGGCTTTTCAACTTCAGTATCTAAAGATATTAAAGAAATGTCTGAGTCCTGGATTGAAGGTGGTGGTACTGCTGAAGGTTTCGGAAAGAAACTCGAGGGTGTACTTGAAAAACTTCATCGCTTTGCTCGTGGAGCAAAAGAAGCTAACCAAGCTACAATTGAGAATGTTGAAGCTCTAAATAAAGCAACTAATAAGTTATTTGGATCTTTACCTTCATTAGGTGGTGTAGATCAAACATTAGTATCTTTATCTTCATTAGCTAATCGGTTAGATGGAAAGGAGTTCGAAACTGTTGCAGATACACTAAGAGGTATGAGCTCCCTTACTATAGGTACTTTAGGATTACAGGATTTATCTAAAGAATTAAAGAACGTAGATGAGGAAGGACGATTTGTAGAGGGACAATTAAAAGCTATCAGTGCTGTAATAGCAGTAATGAAAGAAGACGGAAAGTTCACTTTAGAAGAACAAGGCACTATACAAAAATTACAAGCAATAGGTGATCAACTTAAGTTAAATTTACAAATTTCAAAGGATTCTCTAGGTAAAAAATTAGAAAAACCCCTTAGTGACGCGCAAGAGCGTTTTGAGGAAATGTCTAATGCTGCTCGCCAATTAAAAGAGGACTTATCTCTATTAAGTTTAGACAAGTTAAATGCACAAAATACTAATGTTGATGTTATTAATATTCTTAAGAAAGAAACCGATCTTAAAGTAAAAACTATTACTATACAAACTAACTCAGCCTTAAAAGGTATAAGTATAATAAAAGCCGCAGATAATAAATTAAACGGGGAAAGAAAGGATCATTTAGAAGAATTAGCTGGTATATCAGATAAAAAGTCTGAAAGAGCTCTGGACTTAGCTTCTAAGTTAGGAGTAGTAGAGGGACGATTAGCTACTAATGCTAGTGAACAAAAGAAATTACAGTTATCACTAGATAAGACTCGTGGTAAAAGTGCAGAATTAGTTAAGAAGCTATATCTATCCACTGAAAAAGAAATAGCTAAAGTAACTAAGTTACAAGATAAAGGAATAGTAGGATTAGAGGATAAATATGAATCCTTAGATAATACAATTAGAACTAGTGCTAAAACTTTAGCAACTATAACAGGTAAAACAGAACAGTGGGCTGAGGGTATTATAGCATCCCGTATAGCACAAGAAGGATTAAATAAGTTTTATGCACAGGCAGGAATTATGTCTACACAAGCTTTGGCTCAAGCTATTGAGGCAAAGGATTTAAACACGTCTTCAATAAGTGAGCAGATACAATTAAATAGAGATTTAAATGGCTTATTACAAGAAAGATTAGATACTGAATATCAAATTACGCAGAATAGGTTAAATAATGATTTAGCTAGTGTCTCAGGACAAATAACACAAAATGAAGCAAAACTAGAAACTGCTTCTCCAACAGATGCTACTGCAATAAATAAAACTCTAGATGATTTAAGAGATAGATATGCGAATATTAACGCATTAATAGGTGCGGGTATTATCGAGAATAATATCTTAATGCAACAAACTGCGGAAAATAAAATTAATTCATTAACTAGAGAATTAAAGTTACAAAGTGTTATAAATGCTGCTAATCTTAAGGGTAATAGAGCGCAGATAGAAGCAATAAAATTAAAAAGAAAAGAAGAATCTCTTGGTGGTTTAGATCCTAAAGATATTAAACTTATAATAAACTTACAGAAGAAGCTTAATAAAGAAGCGCGTAAAGCAGAATTAGCTAAATCTATGGAGAGTGCTGCTGAAGCTATGAATCAGTTTGCAGCAGCTGTACAAAAGATTAATTTTGAAGGTAAAGAGAATTCATTATTTAATGGTTTACTACTATTACAAGAAATTGGAGATAGTATAGATGGACCTTTAGGTAAACTTTCAAAAGGTTTTGCTCAAGCTGGGCAAGCTGCTGCTCAATATTCTGCAAAAATGGCAGAGTTAGATGAAGCACAAATAGCTCTAGATTCTACGTGGGAAGAAAATCCAGTAGCTCAACAAGCTATAGATACAGAAAAAAGTGCGGCAGCAATGTCCGCACTTGGTAATGCGGCGGGTGCACTAGCAGGATCTTTCGAAGAAGGTTCTGATGCTGCTAAAACCTTTATGCTTATTCAACAGGCAGCTGCAATAGCGTCCGCAGCAAAAGCTGTAGCTGACGCAGGTAATGGTGACCCTTATTCAGGTATTGCCAGAGCAGCAGCTATGCTATCATTATTAACTGGTGTACTTGGTGCAGCTGGTATAGCGTTTGGGGGGAGTAGTTCTTCCGGTGCTGGATCTGAAGAAGCATATAGTGACAGAATGGGTTCTGATGCTTTACGTGACAGAGACTTACAAAGTAACTATATGGTTGATTCTCTAGATGATCTAGTAGCTATAGATACACAGTTATTTAGTGCTACACGTGACTTACAAATTACCATGAAAAACTTAGGTGAAACATTCGAAAGAATAGGTGCATTAGTATTTGCATCAATATCAGGAGAAAAAGTAACTGATTATGAAAATTTAGGTACTGATACTTTTCAAAATAATGAAGCATTAATTAATACAATTACCGGAATAACAAACGCACTCACACTAGGTTTAGATGAAATGTTAGGCGGAGTAGTAGGAAAAGTATTAGGCGGGATATTTGGTTCAACTAAAGTTACTAATAGTGTTATAGATACTGGTATTAAATTATCAGCGTCATTAACATCCACTTCAGAAGGCTTAGAAGCTTTATTTGATACATTAAGACAAAGTTCTGTAGTATTAACACAAACAGAGTCTTCTGGAATGTTCGGATTTTCATCATCTAGCTCTTCATCTATAAATGAAGATGTAGCAGGTACTCTTGATGATGATTTAGTAGAAGCTATGAATAAAGCATTAGATCAAACATTAACTGTAGTTAACGGACTTATTAATACTTTCGGTTCAGCAGTTGGTGGCATTGATATGTCTAAAATATTTTCTAATCTACAATTTGATGTATTTGGTGATGACTTTATTTCCTTATTTGAGTTAAGTGCTGAAGAGGCAGGCGAAGCAATTGGCCTATATTTCTCAGCTTTAAGTTCAGATATTTTAGGTGAAGTATTACCATTTTTATCTGACTATCAAAAAGCCGGAGAAGAATTAGGCGAAACTATGGTTAGAATTTCTGCCGATACTATTAAACTGTCAAATTCTTTAAGTACAGTTGGATTAACATTAGAAGATATAATAGGTTCATTAACCTTCAATAGTGGTGGGGTAGCTGGCTCAGTATTTGATAACCTTTATCAATCAACGGTAGATACATTAAATAGCGAATTATCAGTCGCTCAGAGCAATCTAGCAACGCAGTTATCAGCTTATAAAACTATACAAGACCCTAATGAGCCTGATACTAGTACAGCATTTTTACGAGTATATGATAATCCTGCTCTTATAGAATCATTAGGAGAAGAAATTGCTAGTATTCAAGAACAAATAACAGATGCAGCTTTCGATATACTTAATAGTAGTACATATGTAAGTAAAATTGATACAGCTTCTGCACAAGCGGCTGAAGCATTTAAGCTTGAAGTAGTTGCAGCTTGGGAAGATGCGCTACTGAAAAACTTTAAAGATATGGATGAATTCCAAGAAATATTTGAAATGTTTTCAAGAGCTATATTCTCAGAAACTGAATTATTTAATATTTCAGTAGGTAATGCTACTTCTAATATTGAAAATGGATTCACAGAATTAGTTAATTCCGTAGATGACTTTACAGCCAACGATTTAGAAACCTTATTAGCTGAAAATGGTGGTGATTTTGGAGAAGCCTTAAGAAGCTTTTATGATGATGCTATAGATAGTTCACTATTTAATGCAGACATATTAGCAGGTAATGAGATAGGTACAGACGGCGCAGATATATTTGCTACAACTGTTAAGTTGGGTGCATCTATAACTATGTTAGATGAACTACTACAAGGATTAGCTGAAGAAATAGAAGATCTTAATAAACAATATGTACAACAAATAGTATTATTTGGACAACTTGAAAAAGAAGCTGCGTTATTAGCGTTAGCTTTTGATTTTGCAGATGCTATAAAAGAAGCTGAAGAAACAGGTTCAGATTTAGCATTAGTTGAGCAAGCATATGGGCTAGAAAGATTAGCTATTGTTAAAGACGCTTTTGAACAAATCAATGATGAAATAGAAGATGCAATATCTAATATTGTTGATTCAATATTAACAATCAGTGAAGCATCAGAAACATTTGATAGCTTAGCATTTGCTACTATTAAAATTAATAAATTAGTAGATAGATTAAAGAAGGGTACTAATTCTCTTAACTTAGATAGCCTAATAGGTGATACAAGTGGGTTTGAAGAGTTTATTACTAACTTCCAAGATGTAATTGATAGTTTATCAACAGAAGGACCCGGTAGCGTATCAGAGGAAATATCTTTAGTAGGTGAACTAAACGATGCTATAATAGATAGGTATGCTATAGAGTTAGAATTACTTGAAACTCAAAGAGATGCATATAAAGATTTATCTACTGAAATACAAGGATACTTAGAAGATATATTACTAAGCGATGCGTCGCCTTTAACTAACCAAGAAAGGTTAGATGAAGCTGAGTCTCAATTCTTATCTAATGCAGCAGATATATTTTCTTCTGATGAAGAAGTAGCAGCAGATGCTGCAGCAGATATATTAAGTAGTGCTGATTCGTTATTAGAAGCGGCTTCTGGGTTCTATTCAATAGGGCCAGAATATGTTAAAGTATTCGATCTAGTTACTAGTGTACTAAGTGGTATAGATGCAGACTTATTAGTTAAAAAAGATGAAACTGTATTAGCAATAGAAGATTTAAACGCTACTACTATAAGTCAGTTAGGCGTACTTGATAGTATATTACTTGAGTTACAGTATCAAAATGAAACTACACTAGAAAATGATATAGCTACTATAATAACAGAAGGAATGCTAGATGTTAAAGATGGTATTATTGATAAGCTAACTTCTATTGATGATGGCTCTTGGACTGACATAATAAGAATATTAGATGCAATAGCTGTAGCTTCTGTTCCTAGCTATGAAAGTGTAGCAACATCATCTGCTTTATATGATATAGAAGGTAATACTGGTGAGTTTTCAACCACTGGATTAGCTATAGGTACTCCTAGAGTACCTTATGATATGAATGCTACTATTCATCAAGGTGAGACAGTAGTACCTGAAAGCTTTGCTCAAGGTATAAGAAATGGATCTCTTACATTAGGTGAGGTTAAAGATAACGCAGACGTAGTTGCCGCAATTCACGAGCTTACGCTCGTATTAGCGGATAGTCAAGAAGATATAGCTAATATAGCTTCTCAGAATGTTAAGGCTTCTATGGACATATCTCAATCAATGGCAGGAAATAGAACAGTTAGTACTAGAGGAGTAGTATAATGGCTTTAACAGATGAAGTAAAAGCTGAATGGTTAAGCACAGATAATCATCGAATAGTCATCATGGATTTACAATATCATGATGCTACAGAAATGCAATCTGCTAGATTTGCTTCATATCCATATATACAACCAGCAGGTGATATATATGAAGAAGATGTAAGTAATTATACTCACTATGTTGATAGTGTTAATTTACTTACAGCACCTAAAGACTTTACAGATGATGCTTGGAGCCATGCTGGAGTAACAATAGTAGGTGAAGCAATAGCGGCGCCAGATGGTACATTAACAGCAGAGTCAGCAAATAAGACACTACCTGAGAATCAGGAAATTACCCAGATAGTAGCAGTTAAGACTAATACAGTATATACTGCAACTCTTTGGATGAAAAAATGGACTGAAGATTCTGTAAATATTTCAATATATAATCATACTGGAAATACAAATATAGCATATACAGTTACTGATTTATCGGACGGGGAATGGCATTTAGTTGAAGTTAGTGGTCAAACAAATGGTGCATCTGGCGATTTACGTTTAAACATTTTTGATTGGACAGATACTAAGGATGCATATATATGGGGGGCAGTAATAACAGAAGGATCGGAAGCTATTTCTTATCCTATCCCATATAGAACTAATTTAATGTATGATGATATCATATCAAGTGTACCAAATATTATTACTAGAATTGATTCTAGTAGTACTGTTGGCGCTATTGATTTATTAAATACAGATGGTGAGTATGATTGGTTATTAAATGATGTTACAGTAGTTGGACATACTGTTAGACTGTATATTGGAGATATTGATTGGGCTAGAGATGACTTTGTTATTATTTTAGATGGTATTGTAGAATCAGTGTCGTCAACTAGTCCTGAAAATATTCAACTAGCGTTACGTGATAGAAAAGAAATACTTAATGTAGTACTACAGCCTGATATTATTGATCAAGAGTATTGGGAATCCAAAATGACTGAAATTGATACGTATAACTCATTTACTGGTAATATACTAGGTGGTAATGGGACTACTACTCCATATGCATATTCATATGCAAAAGCAGTTTTACCCGAAGCTACAGAAGATACGCATATACCAATTTGTTTAGGTAAATGTTTTAATATAGAACCAGTACTTATAGACTCTTGGAATCATATTTATTTAATACATGAAAGCTTAGAAGGTATTACCGAAATTACAGAAGTAAGAAGTAATGGCATAGTTTTAGATACAGATCAGTTTGAATATGATTTATCTATGGGCATACTCAGATTACTAGATCATAATGGTGGTACTCAAATTACATGTGATGTAATAGGACAAAACGGTGAATCTATAAAGCGTTTAGATACTGCTCCGAGTCTAATACAGTATAGCGCTGCAGATATTATTGAATGGTTATTACTAGAGAAAGCTGATATATCTAATCTAAATATATGCTATGATACATTTGGTGTTGCTGATGCATATATAGAAGATGCTAGCACTAGTCAATGGGCTCATATACGTACTACTAATTTAATTAATACATTCGATGTTACTGCTACTTATACTGCAAGTATTGAAATAGCAAAAGATAATATAACATCTAGGTTCCCAGCACTACGGTTATCTTTTAGTGGTGATACCCTTGAAACTAATGACATAAGTTTGGATACAGTAACTGGTGATATCTCACCAGTTGCTTCTCATACCTCAGTAGAAGATCTTGGGAGTTACTGGAAAATAACTATAGAAGCTGCTTCAGTAAATCAATTAAATGATTTTGCAGAAGTAAAGTGTTATCCAGCAATAGGGTCAAATTTCCCTAGTTATACATCACTAGCTGTAGGTTCAATTACTATTAGAAACCCTAGTTTATATTCTTCTGTACAATCTGGAAACCAGTTGACTTATTATGACGATTTTTCTTCTTGGATACTTAGTAATGGAACTTTAGATATACCTTTGAAACCATTTCCTAATACAGATTATTTAGGATTTTATTCAAAAACTGAAGATACAGTATTGAATGCTACTACTAAATTAATTAATTCTGTTGGTGGATTTATGCGTTTTAAACATGAGGGTTGTAAACTACAGTTAGTTTTATTAAGCGATCCGGGTTTAGCAGATAGCATAAATTTATATTTACTACCTGATGATATTATCGAGAGAGGTTTAAAAGTAGCTGCAATTGAAGAACCTAAAAAATCCATAACTTTAGGTTATAAAAAGAACTGGAAAATACAAGATGAAGGTTCCTTAGCAGGAGCTTTAACAGACACTACCTCTGATTATTATAATTTAGATACACTAAATGAGTTTAAAAATGAATACTCTACTATATTAGCTAAGCCTTCTCCAGAGTTGGATATTCTTGAATATCCATTAGGTGAGGATATGGATATTGTAGAAACTACAATATGGGATGCAACTAGAGCTCAAATAGAACTAGATAGACGTATTAATTTGCGTGGTGAAAGACGACGAATATTAAGAATAAATAGTATAGCTACATCATTTACTTATGATATAGGTGATATAGTACATATAACACATGATAGATTTGGGCTAGAACAAGGCGTTAATGCTATTATTATAGGGATTGAAGAAAGTCCCACGAGTAAGAGAGTTACTCTCGATGTGTGGTTATAATGCCAAAATTAAGAATAGTAGCTGAAAATTATTCAGATGAAGGTACTTTAACAGGTACACCTACTTTTGCAACCTCTATAAATAATATGCAGACGCAAAGTAGGGCTAAAATATCTCGCTCTAATATTACTAATTGGGCACCTACGTATAATCAGGAAATAGAGTTAGTTCTACCAGGAATAAAGACTGTATCGGCAATTGTACTAGGAAACCATAATTTTTCTGTTGGTATGATTATAAAATTTGTACTATATGATACAGATGATACTATAATTTATAATTCTGGAGATATAGAAATAACTTCTGAATATGCAGAAAATAGTGTTTCCAGCTGGGGCAGTTTTCTATGGGGCCCAGTAGGGTGGGGCGCAAATGCACTAGCGACGGACTATAACCAACAAGCTAACTATGTGCATTGGACTCTTACTGATAATATAATAGATACACCTATTACAGATGATATATACTATCCAGTATTTTCAGCATTTACTTTAAAAATATTCTGTACATTATCAGATACTAAGCAATTAGATATAGGTAGATTAATAGTAGGTGACTACCTAGAACCTAGATATAATTTAGGTTTTAACCATTCTATAGAATGGTTAGAGGAAAGTAATCAGTATAGAACAGAGGGCTATACATTACGCTCAGATGTATACTTACCAGTTAAAAAACTAAGCTTTTCTATTAATAACATAGATGCAGCGGATAGAACGAGTTTAACAGAAGGATTAAGATATGTAGGTTTAAGAAATGACTTTTATATTAATTTATTTCCAGATTCAGAATCCTTTGATAAAGAATTAGAATATAGTGGAATAATGAAATTAACAAAAGTTCCTACAATGTCAGAGTATGCTTTGAATATTTATAAGTCTAAATATGTAATGGAGGAAGTATAATGCGTATAATTACTAAAAATGACGCAGATAACAGTACGTTAACCGAATCTCCAGTACCTGGCACAAGTACTCTTCAGAACTTAAAAAATTATGCTAGATCTAGTGTATTTACTACAGATGCTATTGGTAGTTCTCACTCTATACTTATGAAATTAGATGAAACAGAGTCAATATCTGCAGTAATACTTGGAAGACACAACTTTCCTTTAGGGCTAGAATTTCAAATAACTATGTATAGTTCAAATGATTGGGATATACTTAATATTGTATATGACTCAGGTACTTTATCTGTAGAATCTGATGAAGTTGGTAGCGCTATCGTAAACTGGGCGGAATTTGTTTGGGCAGAAGTAGCTTGGGCTGAAGATTCTGTTGCTGATGACTTTGCCTTAAAACCTAACTATATACACTGGTTAGACTCTTCAGTAGTGATACAGAGTATGAAGATAGAAATATTTTTACCTACACAGGATGTAGAAATAGGTAGGTTAATAGTAGGTGATTACTTAGAACCTTCTTATACCTTATCATATGGACATGAAATATCTTGGCAGGAAAGCACAAAACAATATAGAAACGGTGGAAATACGCTACGATCTAGCTATGGATTTCCATCTAAACAAATCTCATTTTCTTTAAATACAATTAATGAGAGTGACAGGATTTTGTTACAACGCGGGCTACGCTATGTAGGATTACGGAAAGATTTATTCATAAGTTTATTTCCATTTGATGATGACCTAGCTAAGAGAACTCATTATAGTGGTATAGTTAAATTAACTAAAGTACCCTCTATGCTAGAGCATGCCCCAATGTACTATAAATCTAAATATGTAATGGAGGAAGTATAATGGCTGTAAATTATTTTGATTATAGACCAGAAGCTGGATCAAGCACGTATGTGCAAAGATTCCAAGACTTAATAACAGCCCTAGAAACGGATATTAATGCATTGATAGTATTATCGGATGCAAATGAATCATATATTAATAGTATACCTAGTACTGGATTTTCATTAAATGATAATGTACCATTACAAATAGGTACTGGATCAGATACTGAGTTATATCATGATGGGGGTAATAGCTATATAGATCATACAGGTACTGGGAATTTATACATAAGAGGGGGCGTAACTTTAACTACGGTGCTTGGTATCACTGATACCGTGATTACATCTTCAAAAGGTATCACATTATCTAGTGGAGTATTTACTGGTGACCTTACTGGTGACCTTACTGGGAATACTGCTGGCACTCATACGGGCCCCGTAGTTGGTAATGCAGATACTGCTAGTAATTCAGCATTATTAGATAGCTTAGATAGTACTGAATTTGTGCGTAAAAGTGTAGATAGCACAATAAATGCAGATTTAACATTTAATAATAATAAAATTATTAATTTAGGTGCTAGTAGTGATATGCAGATGTACCATAGTGGTGCGAATGGCTATATCTATAATAATACTGGTACATTTACTTTAACTTCAGCTGGTGGTATTACTATGACTGGTGATACGATTGTTAACGGTATTTTTACTGCTGATGGTGTAATATTGGGTGATAGTGAGGCTATTTATTTTGGTGCTTCAAGTGATGCTTATATTTATCATGATGCTACCAATACACGTATTAGAAATAATACAGGCAACTTATATATAACTCATGGTACTAGTAATAGAATTATAAGTTATGCAGCAGGCTCAGTTGGATTATATTATGGGGGTGCCTTGTGTGCTATAACTAACAGTTATGGAGGATTAGATCTTACAGGTGATTTAAATATTAATGGAGAAAGAATATTTCATACGGCTGGTGCAAGAGTATATTTGAATAGTGTTGGCATTACTTGGCGTACTACAGCACCTCCCGGATGGTCAGCATCATATATAAGTAGTGGGCGTTATCGTATAACTCATAATATGGGTACTGCTAATTATACTGCCATTGCAGAAATTGATGGAACTTATGCTACTTCTGCCTTTGCTAGATGTTCTAATTTCTCTACTAATACTTTTGATGTATACTTGGGTAGTTCTACATGGAGCGCCATAAATGGTAAAGATGTACATATAATACTAACTAAATGTATAAATTAAAGCAACTAAATAGGAGGCATAAGGATTCCTATTTAAAATATAGAAATAAAAGGAGAAAATAATGAATATAAAGGGAATATTAGAATCAAAAGAGGCAATAGAAGTATTAACAGCACAAAGTATACCAATTAATACGGCAATAAAAATAAGTAAATTACAAATAGAGTTAAATGGTATACTTGATATTTATCAAGGAAGAAGAAAGGCATTATTTGAAGAATATGGTGAAGGTGAAATTTTGACTATACCTGATAATAAACAAGAAGCTTTTATTAAATTACACGATGAATTAATAGAAGAAGAACTAGAAATAATTATAGAACAAATAAGTGTCGAAGCACTAGGTGATATAAGTATTTCTCCTAACCATCTTTCAGCTTTAAGTTGGTTAGTAATATAAAGGAGTAAATAATGGCAACATATGATTATACGGCATACTATCCAACTCATGATGGTTTTGACTATGTAGCAAAGATAGATTTATTAATTGACGGCGTTGAATCGGATTTTACACTAGAATCTAATAGAATTGATGCAATAGCAGCGAAAACCAACTTTATATCGGTTAATGAAACCGCTACATTTACAGGTGCTTTAATTGGTAATGCAGCTACAGCTACAACTGCTACTAATGCTACTAATGCTACTAATGCTACTAATGCGGCTAGTGCTGATACTGCTACTACCCTTACTGGTTTAAGTTTAAGCATAGCTGAGTTAAATAAAGCTGTACAGAATGATGGCGACACCATGACTGGCGATTTTACAATATCAAAAGCAACGCCAACACTTAAGCTATCAAATTCAAATGGATCAACTACAGCTAGATTTTTAGTAACAAATACTGTAGATAACAAAGGCGCAGAGTTTATTCTTTCCCCAGCGGGAGTTATTGGAGTAAGAAGAACAGATGGTTCTGGAAATGGCCCTTCTGATGTATTTATTACTGGCGCTTCTGATGAAAAAGCAAACTTTGTAGACTGTCCAGAAACAAGCATTGCACCTACAGCAGGAGATGACTTATGCAATAAAACTTATACTGATGCTCACTTAACTAATTATACAGCCCTAGCTAACAATACAGCAACGATAAATATGTCTGGCCCTACTCTTCAAATAGTTGGATATACTACTAATGTAACACTAACAGCTTCTAATATGACGGCAGGTAGAAAAGTAGACGTATTAATTTATGCTAGTGGTGGCGCTAGAACTTGTACATTAAATTCTAGTATAACTTCTTTTGGGGAGGAATCACCAATAGTAATACCAAGTGGTAAAGAACTAATAGTTAGTTTATTTGCTAATGGAACAAGTATTACTAACGTTAGAGCGGCATGCGTTCTGGAGAACTAATATGCAACCAGGAATAATAGGAGCAGCAGCAAATTTAGCAGTTGAGCCCGGGGATACTGGCTGGCTCTCACCAGGTACTGTAGCTAATCACTTAGGTTCTGGTTGGCAAAACTGGGTAAATATAGATAATGTAAAAAATACATCTACCTCCGTAGCCACTTGCTTCCTACAAGGAAGTATGCATTTCTTCGATGAATCCCATTACATTAGAGCAACAAACTTTGACTTCTCTGCAATTCCCTCAGGGGCTACATTATATAGATTATATGTACGTGCTCGTTGGAAAGCCTCATACTCCACACCATATTCTAGTTCTCATTGGATAGCGTTTGAAGGAGCAGTTAATGGAACCTCTTCTACTGATGTTAAACCTACTGCAACGATGCTTACTTATGAAAGAAACCAGAGTAGTGATTTATCCGCATTATGGAATATTTCAGGGATTACTACGGATGATGTAATAAATGATAGTACCTTTGGTTGTCTAGTTGGTGGATTAGCCCAAGAAATCCCTTATGAAGAATTTACACTTTCAATGGAGTATGTACAAATGAAAATAGAGTGGATAGGATAATGATAGATACATATATAGTCTCAGGTAGAATACGCTCAGGAACGTCTATGATGATGCACTCTTGCATAGTAGGAGGACTGAAAGGTTCATATATTGCAGACAAAGAATTTATTAGGTCTCCAAATATACATTCTAATAGGCCACCACATCCAGACATACACGTTGAATATCAAGTTAACTTTCTACCTGGGGATTATCATCCAAACCCTAATGGGTTCTTCGAAGGTAGTACATTAAATTACTACAATGATGATGTAACTAGTATAATAGCGAAAGTTCTATCAATACGGTTAGTACATTTACCAATAGTAGACAACCTGAGATATAACATAGTATTCATGGTGAGACCTGATGCAGAGGTGATTTTATCTGCAGAGGCAGCTTATGGTGCGACTAATCTTGTAGATCATCTAATAAGTATAGAAGAAGCTCGTGCTATAATTGATGCAAGACCAGATTTCGAAGCAATATACTTAAACTACGTAGATGTAGTCGATAACCCTATGAGAGAGTTTGCTAAGTTAACAGCCGCAGGTTGGCCAATAGATGTGGCTAAAGCAGCTACTATACCTACAGATAAACTATATAGGAATAGAATATGATATTTAATAAAAACCCCTTTTGCATAATTATACAATTTCCATTCTGGTTTGGTAGGTGGACTGGCTTAACTTTAGCCCCGTTTATCTTTGTTAAAGATATAACTAACAGAACAGTGGTTGAACATGAAAAAATTCATATTCACCAGCAATATAAACATCTCATTATTGGATTTTATATCTGGTATTTAATGCAGTTGTTTTCTGTTGGATATAAACGCATTGATTATGAAATAGAAGCATATAAACATCAGGATGATTGGAAAAATGAATAACACTATTATACTTAAATACATCGCTATAGTATCAACTATAAGCTTGATTATGAATGCAATTATTTACTGGTATTTATTCTCATGAAAATAAGCAATAATTTTACAGTACAAGAACTTGTGCATAAGGACATTATAAACGTACTTGGAGAAGGTAGGGCTGCTAATACAATTAGCACCTACCTAATAAGTTCGTTAGAGAAATTACGTAACCATTATGGTGCTATACGTATAAATGGTGGTGGGTATAAAAACTCTGGCTTAAGAAAAGCTTCGTATTATAGGAAGTTTGGCATTATAAGAGAGTCTTATTCAACACACCAGTATGGTAATACAGCTGATCTTAAATTCAGCAATGGAGTCAAACCTGCGGAAGTTTTTGATTTTATACTAGCAAATCAAGAGAAATTTCCGTATATAGTGCGAATGGAAAACGCACATGAAACTAGAACTTGGCTGCATATAGAATGTGGTAAGTTTAAGGGTAAAAAAATAGAGGTATTTAATACATGAATAAATTAATACTAGCGCTAATGCTAGCCCCGTTAGCTGCCTTCGCAGCAAATACAGAAGTAAGCTATGAAGCACCTACAGAAAGGGAGGATGGTTCACCCCTTTCTGTTTCTGAAATAGGTGGTTATAGCATATATGAAAATATAAATGGTAGTTATCAACCTATAACTGCACTAAACCCTATACCATTTGATGCAGTATCAGTACTAATCCCAGAAGTTACTAATGGTATTCATTGTTATGTATTAACAGCAATAGATACGGAAGGTAGAGAATCTATGTTTAGTAATGAGGCATGTGATATAGCTAAGGGAAAGCCAAACGCCCCAAGAAACATAATCATAAAGATAAACGACGGAAGAAAATAAGCCATGAGCAAATACGCAAGTAGAAAGTTTTTAGTAACTATTTTAGTACTAGCACTTACCACTACACTAGCATATCTAGGTGTAATGGATGCACATGTGTCTTTAATATTTGCTGCGGCTATAACATCTTATAATGTTGTGAATGGATGGGTAAGTAATGGACAAGGAAAAGACGACTAATAAAGATGGAACAATAATAGAGACCAGATATACAGTAGGCCCTGGCTTACGTATGGCTCTAGTGTTCCTAGCATTAATTATAACGCTGACAATAGGTTTTGCTGGTGGGTGGTTTATGTGTAAAAATAGTGTAATAGGAAAGGATAAAGCTAATCAAGTAGAAGTACTTAAAAGTGATACTAAAGAAGGATTACGATTAGTAAAGGCGCATAAAAAAGCATCTGAAAAACTTAGAGAAGGTAGGGAGGGAAGAACTTATGATAAAGACTGCGGCGATAAGCTTATTAGCGATATTCTTGGCAAGTAGTTGTTCATATACACCCTCTACAACTGCTAGAAGTGATATTATAACTGAAGAATGCTATATAGCTGTAGTGGACCCCGAAACAGGGACGTGCATAGAAGTTATAGACGCTAATGAAGAAAATTGGAAGGTAAATAAACCCATCTGTAAAGAAAAGTTCATACAAATAAATAAGTATGATGAATCTAAAGAAGCTTGGTGGGAGATATTCTAACCACAAAAAAGCCCCACTACCTTAATTGGCGTGGGGCTTTTCTTTAATCTATCATATTACACTCTTTAGCGTACTTCTTAGCTTCTAATATACATTCTTCTAGTGCATCAAATAATTCATCTTTAGGTAAATCTTTATCAGATAATATATCTATTAAATCCCTAAAGAATAAGTTTAAATTAAACCCCATCTCACTCTCCTTATTTTATAGGACATGCTCCAGTAGCACATCCATCATCTTGCATTTCACTTTCATAATCCGTACCATCCCAATCAATTTCTTTCAGGGAATTAAAGTACTTATAAAACGTTTCTTTATTTACATATTCTTGTGGTAGATAATCAAAACCTAAGTCAGCAGCACTAACTGTAGCATCTTGCTTAAATAGGAAGCTAACTCCAACATATGTATCCCAATTAGTTAATAACCAATCTACTATATCGTCTTTTTCTTCTTTCTTATAATAGATAGTATTAGATACATTCTGATCACAATAATATGTTTGTATCTTTTTATATCTAGCAAGCTGTTCTAGTGCTGTTTCAGTGTTAACATCTAGTATCTCTTTAGTACCATCTTTATGCTCTACTTCCACTTTAGTAAAATGTCCGCCTTCATAATTAACTGGTATATTTACTACTACACTAGAGTTAGTTTCATCACTTGGATTATCTAACATATGATAGCCAGCGTCTCTAAGTCTATCTAGTTTAGGGTCAGATATACTGAAGTTAACCCAGTTAAATAAGTACATTGCTTCAGGTTTATGCACACCTTCGTATGTATCCATAATCTTCCCTAATGTGCCACTAGGCTTAACTGTAGTAACATTCTTCGGCCACTCTAATCCTAACTCTTGGCTCATTCCACGGGCAGCAGTCACAGCTGAATATTTCATGTTCTTCCAGTCATATTCGGTCATGTCGTCGCGCTTTGCAATACCTGTTGCACCTACGCCACACAGGCGTAAAAACTCATTATTTTTATGCCAACTCTCCTGTAAGATACCATCCCTAAGATCAACAACTGTCTGGCGATAATTTGCGCGTGCGATTAAATGCGTCGCTTTATGTAGCCCTGCGGAATCACCTACAAATTTACCTACATCTATCTCTACCAGATTACAGAAGGACTTGTTTCCTAGTAGTATTTCACCACAAGGGTTTGTTCCACTGAACCAAGGCGCTCTCTTTTTGGCTGTTTGACCGTTAAAGAACCCAGGCTCAGAACCGCCAGCATCTATCATCATTTGAAAAATTTTATTAAGTTCTTCACGCGATGGTTTATTATTAAAGACTAGCGAATTATTGCTTTGTTGCTTGTGTTTGTGCCCTTCCTCATAACAGTTACGTTTAAACTGCGCGAAGTCTATCCACTCATCACTATCGTAATCCATTAGCATAATTTCTGCACTTCGGCGCGAGGATAAAACTGTA